ACAATGTTCCTTGCTCTTTGATTAAAAAGCCGTCACCAAAGATTCCAACGTCAGCCGTCTGACCTGACATTTTTGCCTGAAACTCAATGGTTGCTTTCTCTGGAACTTTAAAAGGAAGTGTCCGTGCAATATCCATGCGAGAGACAAAACTGGTCTGCGCTACATCAAACACTCTTCCATCTGAATACGTTACTTGGTTTCTAAACGTCATAATCTTAGTGTCGTTGTTGGCTGTAGCCGTAAACGCATCAATCCGTCCAAGATAAAACGAATGCCCCGCAGGTACAGTAAATACAGATGCTTGATTTCTACCCCTACCTGCAATGATTTTGGCGTAAACCACAGAATTGTAGCTTGCCGTGACATCGCCAACAGCGTTACCTGCTGCTGTAATTAGGTCATTTATACGGAAAAACTTCTTTGTCGTTGATACAGGCGTTGTTCCATTAAGTGCAACAACTTCACTTACAGCAACATAATTAGCATCAACGCCAGAAACTAAAATGCTGACAGCAGTATCTGCTACATTCGTACTGACTAACGATAACAATTGTTCGGCTCCTAGAAACGGTAACGCCGTGTTGTTTTCCCAAGGCGTTACAAACGAAGTGCCGATTGCAGGATTTGTTCCAAACAAGTTGCGAATAGAATGGCCCGGGATTTGACCACGGGCCACCTGTAGCTCAAATGGCTCAGATGTTCCAACCTGCGTTATGGAACGAATGTCTGCCATTTGTACTCCTTATGACAAAAAGATTGTCAGTTCGTTGCTTGCGCCTGTGAATGCACTGACATACGCACCGCTGGGGGCAAGAATGCCATCATCTGGAATGTTCAGATGATGCATGCCTGCTGGAAACGTTTGTGTAATCAGTGTTTCACCCGAACCGCCACCGTTTTTAATTGTAAATGCGCCAGCCACAGCCGCGTAAATTACAATCTGACGAATGCGAGAACGAGCAGGGCCAACAACTGCCGCAGATGTTCCCTGCGCCCAATTATATGCCTTTACTGGACCTGCCATGATCTATCTCCTTATCCTGCGGAGACAGTCAAAACACCTGCATTGCTCCAAATCTGTCCTGCGACAGTTGGATCAGAAGTTGGTAGGTCTTTGATGATCACGACACTGTTTGTTCCATCGTGTGTGATAGAAATGTTTTCTGTGATTGCGCCAGTTGTTGCGTTTTCGTCAATCTCTACGAAACCGCCTTTTGAGCGTACTGGACCGCTAAAAGTAGTATTAGCCATTTTGTTCTCCTGTCTTGGCTAGTGTCAGCCACACCATGTGACTGTCAGGGACGCGATCAGAATAACACAAATGAGTCAAAAAGAAAGAGGCGACTGTTAGCCGCCTCTAAGGTAAGGAGCAAAACATGAAAAATGTTATGCCCTATTGTAGCACAGATTACGCTCCGGGTGAACCGAATACTGCGCGTGGGTCAGAATAGCCGAAGCTATAACGCTCACGAGCTTTAAAGCGCATGTTGCCTGTGTCGAAATCCGCTTCCATGTTTGTGCGCATTGGTGAACGCTCAAAATGCTTGAAGCCGTTAGGTGCGTCAGTCTTAATGAAGAACGCATCTGGGTCGGTCAAGAAGTGGTTAACAGTGTAACCCTCTGGAAGCATACCCATGTTACGGATCGCGTTAACATCATTGTCTGCTGTGCCAACACGTAGAGTTGATTCCAACAAACGATCTGCAACGAATTGCAATTGTGGTGGAATGATCAACTTAGTGCCGCGTAGAGCAATGATCATGTTGCGTTCGTCAACGAATGTTGAGATGTCGATAAGAGCATTCTCAAGTGATGTTTCGTTGAGGTCAGCAGCAGTTGAAGGTTCGTTGCGGAACGTACCACCACCAGCTAGTGGGTGGTCAGTTGCACAAAGTTCTTTGCCGTCACCGCCAGTAAAGTTGCTATCGAACGCATTGTTCAATGTTGCAGCAGCTTTAACTTGCTTTGTGTGAGCCATAGAACGAGCCAACGCACGAGTATAACGCGCACCAAGGCGGTCATACAGGTTGTCTTCAACAGCTTCTTCGGTTAGTGCGAATGCAAGCGCGACTGTCTCGTGTGTATAACGAGCAGTGTATGCTTCATTTGCGTTATCAAACTGGACACCAGAACCTTCGTTCTTAGTTGGAGCATTTCCAAATCCGACCAGCATTACTTCTTCTTCAAAAGCACGATCTGATGCTTCTGTTTCGTAGATTTCCGCATGCTGATTTTCATAGCGGTCATATTCCATTCCGAACAAAGCATTAAGGCCCGGCTCTAGTTCTTTAACGAGTTGTGAACGTGAAATAGCCATGAGTCACTACTCTCCTTATGCCAGACCTGCAGTGCCAGCACTGAACAGGTGGTTGTTAATTTTGACAATCACGTTTGTGTTTGCCGACGAAACATCGCTGTTCTCTGGGTCTTGAGAAATATCAATCGCTTTCAACGGCAATGTTGCTGTTGTTGCGCCAGTTGATACTGCAAGCTCCATGCGAGAACCACCAGAAGTGGTGTCACCTACAGGTGAGTTGTCAACGATGTCGAAGTTACCTGCAAGATCAGCTACAGGGAATGCAGCGTTTGCTTGTACTTCGAATGTTGCATTTGGATCATCAATTACGTCTGCAATGATGTCAGATGCAGCCACACTACCGGGATAGTAGTTTGACCATGTTGGTTTGCCTGTCGTCGGGTCTGTATAGTTACAGCCGTTGAACACGCCAAGGATAAGTCCTGAACCACCCGCAGCAACACGCTCAATGCCACCGCCAGTTACCATAGCAACTAGGTCGCCTTGGAAGATAGCAGTACCATAGTTTGAAGCAATACGGTAACGGTTCTGTTGTTGTGAACTAATACTTGTACGTGATGGACGAAGGCCAAAAGGTGCGTCGTAATTCGCCATCCTTATTCTCCATCAGATTTAGGTCGTGAGCCGAAACTCACAGAGGTTTTACGCTGCGGTGCCATTTTCGGCATCGCGGGGTTATTTTCGCGCATCCAATCGCGATCAACAGCTTCCATTTGGTTTTGTGTAACACCTTGGTAGTGCTGATTACGTTGATCTGCCAACTCGACGGGGATTCGAGCAAGAACCAAACCGCCGACACCAATGATGCCTGCGTTGCGCCCCTCGTCTACAACTGGACCTGAGTATTCGGGATATTCCTCTGCACGAACGAGGTCGTATCCTTCTTGCCGCCGCTTATGGACGTTAGTTTTGTCGTCAAACTCCATCACGGATTCACGAATCCAACGATGTTTATACCCCAAAGGGGCTTCCGGTGCTTCTAAAGCCGAGCCGGGTCTCCAAACTTTGCGCTCTTGGCGCTCCCGCGTTTGTGTGTCGCGTGAAGTACGGTCAGCCATATCAGTCTCTCCGATTTTCAAGTTTAGCTACTTGAGCAGCATATTTATCCAAGGGCACTCCTAATCTTTCAGCCAAGCGTACTTGACCGGGATTAAGCTCCACTTGCTTTTTCCGTCCGCTTTTTAAGGAACGATTACCGCTCCCAGCAGGTGTGACAGACTGGACGTTCTTCTTATCACCCTGAAACTTTTGAGGCATTTCTCGACGCATACGCTTGTCGATTTCTGCGTAATATTCATCTGAAGTCGGGTCATATCCTTCTTCAGCAACAAGTGTTTCGTGAATTGTACGAGCGACACCTGTCATTACTTTATCCTGACCAAACCACTGGTTTTTACCAAGCCATGACTCTAGCTTTGGATCACGCTGTTGCTGGCGCGGCTGTGGTTGTTGATACTGTTGCTGCGGAACTTGCTGTTGTCGAGCAGCTTCGGTTTGTGATTTGCTTTTCTGAACACGAAGACGCTCTTTTTCAATAGCAATTTGCGCAATCGCTGACTGCGCATCTGCCACTCTGTCATAGTCTCCAGCCTCATATGCTTCTGCCAAAGCACGTTTAGCTTGAGCCTCTTGAGAAGAGATACGACCTTCGTATTCAGACATATATCCAGTGTTAACTGTGGATAGACGCTTTTTATATTCTTCGTTCTGAGCTTGAACTTGCTGAATGTACTGAACTGCAGCAGCAGCTTCTTCTTCAGCCTGACGACGAGCGGCAGTTAGCTTGCGAATGCGCTTCTGAACATTCTCACTGTATTGATCAAGCTCATCATCTTGACCCGCTTGATTATTGTCATCATCAGAAGCAACCTCAACAACTTCATCAGAGTCGTCATCCAACTCTACTGATGTTGTTTCTTCAAACTCTTGCTCTTGAGCTTCAGCATTCATGGCGCCTGTCTCCTTTGCCTGCATTATACATATGAAATGTCTGTTGGGTCAAGAATTGTTGCGATAATGTTGTCATCGTTTATAATTCTCACCTCTAAACCATCAACTTTAAACCGATTTCCAGCATATCTTCCTATAAGTACCCAATCTTTTTGAGAACACCATGGACCTGTTGGGAATTTTTGCTGATCTTGGTAAGCATCTGGACCCAGCTTGACAACATAAGCTGCAACCGTTGCGAACGCCTCACGGTCACGAACTTGGTCTGGAACGTACAATCCACCCTTAGTTTTCTCACTTGGGTAATAAGGAATAATAAGCATGCGATACCCAGTAGGCTGCGGTAATCGCTCTAATGCTGAAGCATCCATTTCAGATGGATCACTTTCATTCTTACTTTCAGCCTTATCTTTACCAAAAGCTGTTTTTACGGGCTTTGGAATGTCTTCCATACCTGCAGGTTTGTTTACTTTTCTTGCCACATGCTCAGGCACATATAGTTTTTTAGTCATCTGCGTACTCGATACTCTTCATTGCTGATCGGATTTCATCTTCCATGAACGTCAAGCCTTTGATTTGCCCAACGGCGTATCGATACTCATCAAAAGAACCAATATTACCAGTCCCTAAAGACACCTGTATGTCTTCACGGCGTTGGCGTAACTTTTTGTAGAGATGTTCGGCTAGATGTAGTGCGTCCATGTGGTTCTCCCACTAGAACTTTATACTATCTTTACTAAAACGCAAGGGGTGTTCTCCTGCAGTTTAGAAAACACCCTGAAACCTTTGCGGTCTTGCTATTGAACTGAACCTACTTACAGTACCGCCGTTAGCTTTTTTTAACGGCTTTCTTTTTGGCTGGAGCTTTTTTCTTTGCAGGGGCTTTTTGGGGTTTTTCGACCCACGCTTCGTTTTCTGGGGTGTTGGGGTCGTCTTTGACGAAGTGGCCTTTTTTCGTCCGCGCCCTGACTTTCTCGACTCCGCCAGTGCTATCGCCACTGCTTGCTTTTGCGGATACCCCTCCGACACTAGCTTGCTTATGTTGGAGCTTATTGTCTGCTGACTCTTCCCTTTCGCGAGTGGCAATTTTCTTCTCCTTCTCAACTTCCATCATTTTTGCGCGTACACTACTGGTCATTACTGAACTCCCTTCATTCGTGCATTGAGAGCCGCAATGTCGCGTTGAGTTTGGATTCTATCCTGTGCGACTCGTGTTTTGTCTTCTAAAGCATCCTCTTGTAGCTTTAGACGTTCTTCAGCTAGTCGCGCATCCATCATTTCGCGCTCACGCTCAAGTTCTTGCTTCGCTTCAAATTCTGAAGACTTACGCTGCATATCTGCTGCTTTTAGCTGCAACTCTTGCTGTCTGATCGCAACCAGTGGGTCTTCACCTTGAGGCATTGGCTCAACAGACTGCGTAAACTCTTCTGTAAGGTCTGCAATCAGCATAGCCGCTTGACGCTCTATCGCAGGCTGTAGCATCTGCATAGCTTCTGGATTCTGCTGAACCTCTGGTCCTGCTTGCTCCATAACCATCTGCTGCGCTTGTGCCTCTGCCAGCATACCAATGTGTTCTTGAATATGCCCCTGAAGCGTTGCCATGGCCTGTGGGTTCATTTGAACGACAGGCGTAGACATAATCGCCAAGTGAGTTTCGATGTGCGCCTTGTGGTCTTGCTGTGGGAATGCCTGCGGCATACCGCCAGTCAACGCAATCTTATTCTCCATCGCAGCGTTCATAGGCATAGGCTGTGGTGGGGGTGGTAAGATCGCGTCGATGTTATTAACGCCCAAGGCTTCGTACATCTTGCGATACGCTTGGTACAATCCTTGAGGCCCACCGTGAATCTGTGGGTTAGATTGAACAAGCTGCAATTGGGTTTGCGCAAGAGCGATGCGCTGGGCCATAGAGAAGATGTTAGGGTCGCTAACAGGAAGTACATCAACTCTAGCATCAAAATCTTGCGCAAAGACTTCGGGTCCAAACTCTGTAGATGGCATATACGGATACATTTGTATCGTTTCCGCAAACACCTTCGATAAAAGTTTAAACTCGATTTTTTGCGAATAATGCATGCGCTTGTGGATTGCAGACATCACTTTCGTGCCACGCTCCATAATCGCCATTGTGGTGCCAACAGGTGTTTCTCCACCCATCTCACCAATCTTCATGTCAGCCATAGACGCAAAACGGCGCCCTGCGTCCACAAGAGTGCCTAGAAGGTTATAGAGAGTACCAGAAGGCTCCTTGAAGGGAAGGGGCATCAAGGAGCTTCTGATATCCGTTCCTGCAACATCTATGTCGCGGAACTCACCCGGCTGTATTGCACTGTCCTCATCACGGATACGCGCTCCACGAGCCTTGAAACCCGCAGGCAAGTTGGAGAGCGTACCCGCATCAATGAGTTGGCGCAGTATAGAGGTGGACGCTTGTGCCAACCCACCGATCATGTGAGTCAGGCCAAGGCCATAGAAACCAAGACCCGGCAAGAACTTGTAGTGAACAAAATACTGCTTCCGCTTCATCATCGGATCAGCTTCAGAATAGTTACGACGAATCGCAAGAACCTGACCAGTATCCTCAACAAGCGTTACAATATAAGGAAGTTTCAAGCCACTTGGCTCACCTTCCTGATTCATGTCCTCAAACCCGGGCAAGTCCAAGTCTGTATGAATTTCATACAGAGTTAACTCTACTGATGCATTGCTAGGGTGTACGCCCTGAATCTCATCAATAGTTTCTTGGACCTCATTCATATTCTCGCCAGCTTCACCATTCGCAGGCAAGTCAACATCGCGATAGAAGCCTGCAAGCTGCAACTTGCGAACCTCGTTTGAATCCATCTTAATTACGTGCGTAATACGTGGGCTTGTCGCCAAATCAACTGCGCCATAAGGCACAACCAAGTCTTCAGCGTGGACAAACTGGCTAACCGCACGACCCTTTAGTGGATCAAAGTAAACTTTCTTAAACGTAGAACCAATTACTGGCAGATAGAACAACATCTGATCCATTTCAGGATCATACTCTTCCATCTCATATGTAATCATATAGTTCATATAGTCTTTGACGCGCTCTGCCTGCTTTGTCAGCATTTCGTTCTGCGCACCAACAACTTGTGTTCTAACAGGACCAGTGGCAGGCAACATCTCACGATACGCTTGCGCTTGGAACTGTGTTACGCTCTCAGCAAGCAACGGGTGAATAACGCCAGATGAACCCTCAAAAGGCTCAACACGCTCCTCATACTGCATGCCTAAAAACTCTAGACCCTTCTTGTAGGTGTCTTCCCAGTCTTGGCGAGATGAAAAGTCATCATCAATATCACCAGTCAAAGTAGATGAAATCTGACCAAGATCAGAGTCATCCATAAATTCTGCTAGGTTTGAGTCAAACGCAATTGCCTGAGTTTCTTCCATCTCAGTGTATTCACCAACAATGGCAGACCCATCATCAAACTCATAAATGCCGGGAGACTGGCCCAGTTCTTCTACAAGAACATCTTCGCCCTCAATCATGGGCGGTTGCTCCATCATTCCACCCGGACCTGCATCACGTTCTATAGCCATTTTAACTTCCCTTTAAGTGTTGGAGCGAGGGTCGCTCTACCATCGCGGAGCAGTAACGCTTGAGGGAGCGTCTGCGCCAATGGGCAGGGAGATGTCCCATTGGATATCCCACGCCCCAACTTCATTA